GGGTGAGACCGACCATGACCGCCCTGATATTCCTATATTAACACTGCGTGAAGCTAGGATAGCACTGTTCCTAAAGACCTTCTGGGTAGCAGTACATGTCGTTACCTGCTTCTTTATCATAGCCGGGATCATTAAACACTGGAATGATTAAATGACAAAGAAAACCATAATATGTGTCAAATGGGGTACCAAATATAGTTCTCATTTTGTAAATGTATTACGTAACATGACCAAACGCAATTCTATTACCGATCACAATTTTGTTTGTCTTACAGACGACCCGAGGGGGCTTTCTGCTGATATAATTTTCAAACCTTTACCTTCATTGCCTCTTGAGGGTTGGTGGTTTAAGCCTTGTGTGTTCAATCGAGACCTAGGGTTAACAGGTGATGTTTTATATCTAGATCTAGACTTGGTCATTTGTAATAACATCGATAAACTCTGGACACACTGGAAAGACGAATTTGTGATTATCAGAGACTTTACGAGAATGCAAATGCCCGATTGGACCAAATTCAACAGTAGTGTTTTTAGATTCGTAGCTGAGGATTACTATTATCTAGGAGATGCATTTAAACTTAACCATTCGGCAATCATACGTAACTATCGAGGAGATCAGGATTATCTCTATGCTGAATTAAAAAACAAGGGAAAGTTCTGGCCCGACGATTGGATACGAAGCTACAAATGGGAGATGCGAGATCGCAGTGAACTCACGAGCGTTAATGGTAGACGCAACTTTGCTAATAAGGCAAATCCTAGGGTTGAAAAGAATTGCTGTATAGCTGCGTTCCACGGAGATCCAAAACCCGATATCTGCATAGACCCATGGATCGTTGAACGTTGGAAATAGTTGACTTATCTTACAACTGTGTTATAATAATATTATGATTAAACGCATAGGCTTTGCTTGTAAATGGTCTGAGATGTCGCCTAAGGGGGTTGTCGCAGTACCCGAACTTAACAACAGCACTACTACGGTAGCTTGGCTTAAACGCCAGACACGTGAAGTAGCAGAACAGAAGTTATGGGACTTAATGACCCATAACATACGAGCCGTACAAAATCTAATAGAACGTGTAGGAGCGTTAGATGAGTCTCTTCGAATGTTGCGTATTGGCAGCGATGTTTTGCCTGTCTATACAGAGCCTAATTTTGGCTATTTCTACAGCGATAACACTGTCAGGAATTTCTGTGAAAAAACCTTCAGCAAAATCGGCGATGTGGCACGTCGCAACGATGTACGCCTTAGTTTTCATCCTGGCCAGTTCACTGTCCTGGCCAGTGATCGCCCGGATGTTGTGGAACGCAGTATAGCAGAGTTTGAATATCATGTGGACATGATCCGTTGGATGGGCTACGGCGTAAAGTTCCAAGACTTTAAATGTAATGTACATATCGCAGGTCGTTTAGGACATGAAGGCATACGTGCTGCTTATAAGAAACTTTCACCCGAAGCACGTAATACGATAACTATTGAGAACGAGGAGAACGCACATGGACTCGATGACTGCCTTATGCTCCGGGATATCCTGCCTATCGTTCTTGATGTCCATCATCATTGGTGCCGTGAAGGTGAATACATTTCGCCAGGCGATCACCGTGTACAGATGGTTGAGGACAGCTGGCGTGGTGTTCGGCCTGTTCTACATTATTCTGTTAGTCGCGAGGATTATCTTCCAGCTCATGGACGTGATGTGATGCCCGATATGGGTATGCTGTTAGAAAGTGGACATAAGAAACAAAAACTTCGAGCCCATTCTGACTATTACTGGAATACAGCAGTTAATCAGTGGGCTCTCGGTTTCTTAGACAATTTCGATATCATGGCCGAGAGCAAGGCAAAGAACCTCGCTAGTTTCGCATTACAAAAAGAACTTATTCAGCAGTCTTCTTAGGACGACCTGCTGCTTTTTTAGCAACAGTCTTTACTACTTTTTCTTCAACTTTAGCAGCAGCTTTGGTTACATTCTTTTTAGCCTTTGCTGCTACTTTTTTTACAGCTTCTTCGACCTTGACTTCTACAGCAGCAACTTCTGCCTTGACTTCAGCGACTACCGCTACAGCAGCTTTTTCGACTGCTACTTCAACCTTAGCTGCTTCTGCTTTAACTTCTGCAACTACTTCCTTGGTCTTTATACCAAGGAGACTTTTTAACCACTCGAACATTTTAATCTCCTATTAAATGGGCAGATTATTTATATCATAAATATGGTATGAAAATAAAAGATTCTTTACGACATACAGAATAAATATCAATAACATCAAAATGAGAGTAAAAAAATGATATCAGTAACAGAGTCAGCTACTAAACAGATCAATGATCTTTGTGAATCTAATAATAAATGGGGCGTGAAACTAGCTGTTAAAGGCGGAGGTTGCGCTGGATTTAGTTATGATTGGAGTTTTGTCGACAGTGAAGCAGAACTGCTCGACGACGACGAAGTCATTGATACAGGATCAAAAAAATTCGTAGTCGATGGGATGAGTTTAATGTACATCCTAGGAACTGAGTTAGACTATAAAAGAGAAATATTTGGCAGTAGCTTTGTGTTTGAGAACCCTAATGCAAAATCAAGCTGCGGTTGTGGTACTAGTTTTGCGTTTTAAGAATTGGAGTTAATATGGTTAAGCAGATAATCAATATCGGTGTAGCAGGAAACGATGGCACCGGCGACGCGATGCGAGATGCGTTCAAAAAGAGCAATGAAAACTTTACAGAGCTTTATTCTATCCTCGGTCAGGAAAATGGATTTCCTTTTACTGCTTTAGCGGATTACGATCCTACAAATTGGGGCACTACTTTCAAAGGAAAATTAGTATCGAACACCATGTTCGTCGTCGACGATGCTGGTACTAAGATAGTACCAAAACAACTGATAGGCGGAGAAGGTATCTCTATCATCAATACCGATTCTCAAAATATCATCATACGAAACACAGGTGCGAGATTAGCATATGATACTAAACCAAGTCTCGGCGGTGCACTTAACGCACAACAATTCGCTATTGGTAATCTGAAAGATCCAAATAGTACTGATGCAACCGCACTTAATGTAAACATTGATACGTTTGCTATTAACAAAGGCTACGCAGATACACGTTATGTAAACACAACTGGCGACACTATGACCGGGGCATTAAATGCGGTCGCCGGTGCTATCGGAACCGAAGTTCCACAGGTACAGGAAGTTGTAACGATCGGTGGTAGTGATTTAAATAGAACCATGACCGATGCACTATATCTCCATGACCATCCAGGTGTACTATCTGGAGTTGGAAAAGTAAACGGTGAAGACGATCTACAGGCTGCGACAAAATACTATGTTGACTCAGGTACCAATTATACTAAAATCGGATTCTATGTGAGCAACGACGGTAATGATTTCAGACCAGAGTTACCGATCAACAGACGCGGTCGTGCTCCTGCTTATGCGTTTTCTACTATCGGAGAAGCTTGCTATCAAGCACAGCGTATTATCGATGCAGCTGATGTTGATCTCGGACCCTACAAAAAAGATATCATCTATATCGATGGTAGTAACCATGAAAATCCTAGTCTAGTATATACTATGGTTTTTATCAGTGGTATAACATATCGATTAGATATAACACACGGCGGAACTGGAACAATTCCTAGAAAAGGAACAAACTACGATATCCATGCCGGACTATTGATAAAAGGTAAGAGTAGTGGAGCTATCGTTAAGATTGATAAAGTCTTGACAATAACATTGACTACTCCATATATAGAATCTTACTACGTCGAAAAAGTCAACGGTATGGATTTACTCGATGACGAAGAAATAGAATACGGTGATGCAGTACGCGATACAAATATAACCATACATATCGAAAGTGGTGAATATTACGAAAACTATCCTATCAAAGTTCCAGAAAATGTCAGCCTAGTTGGCGACGAAATGCGTAGAACTATTATCAGTCCAAAACCAGGCCCGAGTGCGAGCCGTTGGGCTGATCTGTATTTCCGCAGAGATCGATTCCTAGACGGACTACAGATAACTGAATCTTCGACTGTGTTCGGTAGACATTATCTCACTGATCCATCAGCTGAACTTTACAGCAAAACATTTACAAATGCCGGTGGATATACAAATGCTGCTAGAATATTGATAGCTACCAAACAACTTGGTCAAGAGACATTGGCTATATCGTACAAGCACTTGCTTATGATGTAGAATACGGTGGATATCACAAGAGCATAGATACAGCTTCTTCATATTTTGCTAATGCTAGCGGACTTGAAGCGATCACTACACATAATGCACAAACAGTCGCTACTATATCTTATATCAATACTATCTCAAAGAGAATAGCACATAATCAGCTACCTGTTACTACATATCAAACTTTAAAAACGCAGAACACTGAATTAACTGCGAATACCGCAGTTCTGTCTGCAGTACAATCAGCTATGAATCAATTAACACAGCTGATCCAGGATGTAATAAACCAGGATG